AAAAACAGAATCTTTAGTTGATAAAGAGAAACTTTATAAAGTATATACTCCAATTATCCAGAATAATTTCATTTCAAAAGGAGTTCCTGAGGATCAATTTCCAGAATATGTAGTAACTTCAGAAAATATTCCTTATATAGAAAGAATCCAAGTTCAAGCTGCTTTACAGAAGTATATTGATGCTTCAATTTCTTCAACAATAAATTTACCTGAATCTGCTACAATCGATGATGTTGAAAGAATTTATAGACTTGCATGGGAATATCATTTAAAAGGTGTAACAGTTTATAGAGCAGGTTGTAAAAGAGGAGCTATTTTATCTAAGAAACCTACAGGAAATAAAGAATTAATGAAACGTCCAGAATCAATTGATGCTAAATTAATTAGATTTAAAAATGGAACTGAAAACTGGATTGCGTTTGTAGGTTTAGTTGATGATAGACCTTATGAAGTATTTACAGGAATTAATAATATTGAGGATTTTCCAATTCCCTCAACTATTACTGAAGGTAAAATTATTAAGGTAAAAGATGAATTTGGTAAACGATATGATTTTCAATATGTTGATAAGTATGGATATACAAATCGTTTAGGTGGATTATCTCGAATCTTTAATCAAGAATACTGGAATTATGCTAAATTAATATCTGCTCTATTAAGAGGAGGAATTGAATTAGATAAAGTAGTTAAGATTATTGATGGTATGCACTTTGAGTCTGATACTTTAAATACCTGGAAGAATGGAGTAAAAAGAGCAATAAAAACATTTATTGTTAATGGAACAGAATCTCATGAACTTTGCCCAGATTGTGGTGACCATTTAATATATGAAGGTGGTTGTACTATGTGCAAGAGTTGTGGATTTAGCCGTTGTATATAATTGTAAATAATAAAATATTAATAGATTAAAATTTAAAAGATATGAAGACAGAAAGAATCGTTTCCGCTCACGGATTAGAAGGTTATCGTGTAACTGATAGTGGTAAACTTATTGGTAAGAGAAATTGTCAGTTAGTTGGATGCTTAAGTAATGGTTATACTCGATATACTGTTAGAGTAAATAAGAAAACTAAGAGTATTAATGGAGCTCGTGTAGTTTGGGAAAGTTTTTATGGTCCGATTTCTAAAGGCTTTGAGATTGACCACATTAATGGAGATCGAAGTGATAATCGTTTGTCTAATCTTAGAGTAGTAACTCATAAAGAAAATATGGCAAATCCTATTACTCGTGCTAGAATGGGTAAACCTCGTAAGCGTTATTCAGTAAAATATGAAAAAGTATAGTGAAGAATTTCGTAATGCAATGACCGATGTTGAAGTAGTTAACATTTCTAAAAATACTCTTCCAGAGTATACTGAAGAATGAGATGCTGGTTGTGATGTTAGAGTCGACTTTAGTAGAATAACTTCAGATGAACCACTAAAAACAAAAGGAGATTGCCAATTTCTATTTGAAAACGAAGTTAATCCATTAAAATCTTTTATTCTTGAACCTAGATCTCGAGCAATTATACCTACAGGTTTATTTGTTTGTATTCCAAAAGGATATGAAATACAAGTACGCCCAAGATCTGGTTTAAGTTTTAAGGTTGGTCTTACTTTAATTAATTCTCCAGGTACAATTGATGCAAGATATCGAGACGAAGTAGGTTTACTTGTCGTTAATAATGGTTCTGAACCTGTTGTAATAACAGATGGAGAACGCATTGGACAGCTAGTACTTAAGCGTGTTGAATTTATTAATTGGATTGTAAAACGTTCTGTTAAAGAATTCTCTGATCAATCTGATAGAGGTGGAGGAACAGGACATTCTGGAGTAAACTAAAATGATTTTAAATTATGACTTATCAAAATTAGAATCTGAATTACTTTCATTTCAACTAGATTCTAAGCAAAAAGAAGTACTTGAATCAGCTCTAAACTATATTAAAAGTGATATTAAGATTAATTCTGATACTAAACATTTGTGCATATCAGGTAGAGCAGGTACTGGAAAAACTCAAATATGTGCTTTAATTGTGAAGATATTGAAGGATAATAATATTCCATTTTTGGTAATTACTCCTACAAATAAGTCAAAGAACGTAATAGCTTCTGTAGTTGATTCAGAAGCTATTACTGTTCATAGACTATTAAGTTTATCTCCACAAGTTGATATACTTGAATTAGATCTTAAAGAGTTAAACTTTATACAAAAAAATGCTATATATTTACAATATAAAGCAGTTTGGATTATTGATGAATGTAGTATGGTTAATGATAATTTATATAAATTAATTATTGATCAAGCTACTGATCATCAATGTAAAATTATATGGCTTGGAGATGAAAAACAGTTAAGCCCTGTAAGTCAAAAACAAGTATCTAAAACATTTAGAAACTCTACTAAATATACTTTAGATAAAGTATACCGTCAATCTTCAGATTCTCCAATTGGAAAAATATTAGAAACGTTACGTTCTAATCCAATTAGTAGATTTGAATCTACTCCAGATAGTGATTCTGGATCTTTAAAAGTATACAATAATATTCGAGAAATGTTAGAAGAGCATTGCTATCTATTTAAGGTTGGAATGAATCTTGAAGATCAACATATTATAAAATTAGTCACATATACTAATAAAAGGATTGAAGCTTTAAATCAAATTATTAGACATTTAGTTTTTAATGATGATGAGGAGTATCATTTTGGAGAGGTCTTAACTGGGTATGATTCTTGTATGTATAAAAATCAAGGTATTATTGAAAACTCATCTGATTATTTAGTTAGAGAAGTTGAAGATACTACATTTCAAGGATTAAAAGCATATAAATTAACTTTATATGATCCTTCTAAAGAGTGTGATATTGAGATTACTATAATTTCAAGATATAATAGTAGTTATGATATTGCTAATTTAGCAGCTCGAATTGATAATATGAGAGTTAAAGCTGTAAAAAGTAAAAATGGCAAAGATTGGAGAGCTTATTATCAATTTCGAGAAGCGTTTCTTACTCCTTTTGATTTAGTACATGAAGGAAGAGTTATAAAGAGGAAATCTTTAGATTATGGATATTGTATATCTGCACATAAATCACAATCTTCTTCATATTTAGCAGTATTAGTGGATATGGAAAATATTTTGCAATGTACAGATCCTGAGGAATTACGGCAATTACAATATGTAGCTTTATCTCGAACTACTAATGATATATATTTATATCAAAGATAATATGACAAATTACTTCTTTAAAAGAGACAATAATAATAAGATTCGAGTAGTTCAACTAAATTTAAATGAACATACTGATATTCAATCGAATGAAAAATTCTATTCAATAACTGGAGAAACTGGCGTATTGAATGGAAAAATGGTTAAACGACCTTTAGTTACTATTGAACAAGGTAAAGTTAAAAGAACTGTCAAAGAACAAGCTGAATTACAATATAATAGCTTATGCAATAGCTATTTAGATAAAGGGTATAAATCTCAAGAGGAACTTAAAATAAAAGATATAACAGATGAATCAGAAGTAGATTTAAAAGTTCCTAAACAGAATACCGACGCAAAAGGAAACTTAAAGCCTATGTTGGCTCTTAGTGTTGATAGTCTCCCAAAATCTAAACAAAATATATTAGACAATAAATGATATGGGAGTAGAAAGATAGACGTTAGCCTATAGTATGCCGTCTTTAAATTCCGTTAATTCGGTGAACCCTGAGATGGGAATACCGAGCCAAGCATTATAGTAATATAATGAAGGTGTAGAGACTAGTATATGGAGTCTACGAAGTAGATAGTAAAATACCACGAACGCGGAAAATATATGGTACAATATTTGGATGGAGTTCGAAGTTTTATTATATTTGTAATAAATTAATAAAATTATGGAACGAAAATGTTATAAATGCAAGAAAATTAAATCTATTGAGTCTTTTGTAAAAGATAATAGAAATAAAACTGGATACGGATATCTTTGTAAGGAATGTAAAAAAGAGGAAGATAAAAAGTATCATGCTAAAATTAAACAAGATCCAAATAGATGGGCAAAAGAACTAGAAATGCGAAGGAATTGAAAAAGAGATAATCGTAAAAAAGTTCAAGCGAGTTGAACTGAATATAATAATAGACCAGAAGTAAAAGAACAAAAGTCTGAATGGGCAAGAAAACACTTTAATGTAATGCAACTGACAGAAAAGCAATACATACATAAAATGTGAAGAAATGCAAAATCTAGAGCGATTAAAGAAAATATTCCTTTTAATATAGAAGAAACAGATATAATTATTCCTAAGTATTGCCCAATTTTAGAAACAGAACTAGTTTTAAACAAAAATTATAAGAATAGTAATCCAGAACATACTCCCTCTATTGATAAAATAGATCCAACTAAAGGATATGTAAAAGGAAATATTCAGATAATTTCGTTTAAAGCTAATGCTATGAAGCAAAACGCATCGTTTGACGAGTTACAAAAGTTTTCTAAAAATATTATAAAATATATACAACCATATATTAAGATATAGTCCGAACTATAAAGAATAAAATTTATAGAGTTAGAAGATAAAGAGCTTCTAAAAAACAAAAAGGTACGATGTCTAATGTATTATAAGGATAAGGAAGTTTATACTTCTTCTAGAGGAGGTAAAGATTATGATACTCCTACAACTTATATTCGTAAGAATACATTCTTAAATCAATTTTTTAGTAATAATCCAAATGTAATATTAGATGGAGAATTATATATTCATGGAAAGCCTCTATCTTATATTAGTGGAATTGTTAGATTACAAGATCTTTGTGAAAAACACAAAGAACTTCAATATTATGTTTATGATATAGTTGATGAAACTAAAACTTTTCAGGAAAGACTAAAAATTCTAACTGAGTTAGATAAATGTATGAGTTTAAGTTCTATTATTCCTAATAAAGTTGTAGTAGTTAATCACGAAAATGTATCTGGAAAAGATGCAATTATTCAACTTCATAATCAATATGTATCTGAAGGTTATGAAGGTTTAGTTATTAGAGATCCAAATGAAAAATATAAATGTGGGGCTCGAGATAAACGAATGCTAAAAGTAAAAATGTTCCAGGATGATGAATTTGAAATAACTGGAATGACTGATGGCCTTCGAGAAGAGGATTTTGTTTTTAATATGAAAACAAAAGAAGGATATCCATTTGAAGCTAAGCCTATGGGAGATAGAGCTTTAAAGAAGTGATATCGAGAAAATATAGACAAATTAATAGGACAAATGGGTACTGTAAAGTATTTTGGATATACTGCAACAGAAAACGCAGTCCCAAATCTCCCTGTATTCAAAAGTCTACGAGATAAAACCGATTTATAATGAAACTTACATTAAAACAACTTAAAGATCTAATTTCAAGTTATCGTACTGCTCTAAATGAAGCAGAGAACTTTGAAAGACTAGGTTTTGATATTAGAAGTAGTGAGATGTGGTATTATTTAGAACATGCTCTTGATATAGCTTTAACGTTGTATTTTGGAGAGAATGTTTCTGAAAAAATATGGAATTTTATTTTAAATGATTCTGTAAATGAATTTGCTACTATTGAGGAATTATTTGAATTTGTATCAGATAAATATTCAGAATTAGTTAATAAAGATACAGCACTTACACTTGATCAACTTCAAACATTATTTCCTCAGGAAGAAATGTTTAAGTATTTTGATAAAGTAATTAAAGAACAAACTAAACAAAAAGAAAATGAAACAACCGTTTAACCTATCTCAAGAAAAAATTGATCAACTTTTTCGACATTGTATATTCGATCTAACTCCAAAAGCTATAGGTAATAAATATATGTATTATCATACTTCTGATAACGCTTATCGATATAGAATTCAATGGACTGAAAAAGATGATAGATCTTATCATTCTTATCCATGTAGCGATATTACAGAAGATCTTTTTGAATCAGATAACTTAAAATTTAGGATAATTATATATCGTACTTTTGAAGATACTGTATTTGGAGCGTATCCATGTACTAGTATTGCTCTTGAAGTATCTGATTTAGATTTTGAAGAACTTCAAAAAGTTAAATTAGAAATATATAATACATATAAGGAATTTTATAATGATTTATTAGAAAGTGCTCCTTGTGAACTTTCATCTATTGAAGCACATCCTAGAGTTATAAAACCTAATGAATAAAGAAGAGATTAAGGAATTAAAAGAGAACAAGGATATTAAGTATATTTATAAAATTCCTTGTTCTCTTTTTGAAACTGATCTTTTAGTTATCATTGGAAACATTAAAACCAAATATGATAAAGAAAAACATTGTTTATATTTTTCTTTTGAAGATTGGTTTCAAAGAACTAATTGTGGGGATCTTTTACCATATGTATGTTCTACACTTAGTAAAAAAGGAAAGATAAAAGAATATCTTAATGTTTATGTAAAACCTGATTTAGTTAAGTTTAGAAATTATATTATTAAAGATCCTAGTATTACTCCTTTAGAAAAGTATATAGAAGTTAATTGGGCATTACAAATTCTTAGAGAGTTTAAAGTAAATCGTCCAGATGTATTTTCTAAAGAATCTAATTTTGAAGAACTTATGAAAAATAAGTACCAAAAAGATTTAAGTACTTTTCTAACAGAAGTCCATCCTATGTATATAAAGCAATTTTATGACAAAAAATAAATTAACAATAATTGTAATGGTTGGACCTCCAGCTAGTGGCAAAACCTCGTGGTCTAAAGAGTTCGTGAAGGGAAAGTCTACTTGGATTCGGGTGAATAGGGACGATCTTCGACTTATGTGTGGTGATTATTGGATTCCGTCTCGGGAAAAGTTAATTAATACTCTTGAAGAAACAACTATTACCTCTGCTTTAGAGCAAGGTTATAACGTTATAATTGATGCTACTAATCTTAACCCTAAAACTAGGGCTAAATGGGAAGAAATTGCCTCAAATTTCGATGCAAATATTGAATATAAGGAAATAGTTATCCCATATAAAGAAGCTATTAAACGAGACAAAAATAGGGATTTACAAGTAGGAGAAGATACAATACGTATGTTTTATCGAAAGTATTATCCTGATCTATTGAAACAAGAATTAGACGAAATATAATATGAAATATGTACTTATTGAGTGACCTGAAGTACAAGAATTAATGAGTTATGATGATTTTGATTGTCATGCGCATCTCGTTAATGATGAAGGTTGAATTGATCAGTATGGTCCTTCTTCATATTTTGTAGAAGAGGATTGATTAAAAAAGTTAAAGAAATGTTAAGAATATATAATATTTATATCCAGATATACAATAAATTGTGTTCACTCAATAATATAGTTCTACAGGAAAATTTATTGTATTTAGCACTAATACTACAATCTTATGTCCACTAGATCTAGAATAGGAATGATAAATCCATATGGTAGTGTTAGTTCAATTTATTGTCATTTTGACGGATATCCAGAAGGTGTTGGGAAAACTTTACATGATAATTGGAATGATATAGATGACATTATTGAATTAATTGCTAATGGAGATATATCTTGCTTAGGAACAGATTTAGATACAACAAGTTTTTATGCTGATGGATCTAGTGCAATTATATCTCCAACTGAAGAAGATTACTATAATTTAGATCCAATAATGATTGAGTATCATTATTTATATAAAAATGGAGAATGGATATGTAAGGAAGTAAATCTTAAGGAATATTTTAATGAAAGCTCGAGTTAAGAATTTTGATGTAGAGGTAGAACCTATGACTAAATATGAATTTTATGATAGAATTAAAAAAATTCAGTTACAACATCCTGAAAATAAATGAGTCAAAGGTTATTATATTAACTGAAATGGAAGAAAATTTTAATAAATTATATGAAATAATAGAATGTTAATCCGAGGTAAAACTGTATATGTTTATGATATTGAGATATTTCCAAATGTATTTCACTGTACAGTAAAAAATTCTGAAACAGGAGAATATTTATATTTTGAAATTTCTGAAAGACGAAATGATCTTCTAAAACTAGTTGATTTCTTTTGAACTATTCAAGAAGAACCTCAAGATGGCATTTGAGCAAAAAACTATACTACAGATCTACAATTTTTTACAGATAAAATATTTTGTGGATATAATAATTTACATTATGATAATCCTATAATTAATTATATTATTGATTATCATAAGAAATTGTCAACACTTGATTATCTTAGTGTTTGCAAGTCTTTATATAATCTTAGTAATGAAATTATTAGATCTACAGATGGTAACTTTACTTCTTGGAGTAAATGGAAATATAAAATTTATTTTGAAACCTTGGATTTGCTTACAATGTTATATTCTCAGAAATTGAGAGTTGGGTTGAAGGAAATGCAAGTAACAATGAAATTTCGTTGTGTACAAGAGTATGAAGGAGATTTCCAATCTTGGCTTCCTGCATCTGAAATTCCAAACATGATTAGTTATAATGTTAATGATGTTGATTCTACTGAAGAGTTATTAAATCGATGCAAAAAAGATATTGATTTAAGAATTGCTATTGAGGATGAATATAGAGTTAAGGTACTTAATAAAGATGGTGTAAACATTGGTATGAAAATTATTACTCAGAAATATCTTGAGAAAACTGGTCAGACCTGGAAACAGATTAAAGACTTACGTTCTCCTTGTGATATGATTGATTTGAGTAAAGTTATTCTTCCAATTGTTAAATTTGACACTCCTATTCTTCAGTCTGTATTAGAAGAAATGAAAAAACAAACAGTATCTCCAGGAAGAAAAGGATATGAAAAACATTTTATATTAGACGGTCTAGAGTATTGTGTTGGAGTTGGTGGTATACATTCTGTTAATAAACCTGAGGAAATAATACCTAATGAAAATCAGATACTCAGTGATGTAGATGTAGCTTCTCTATATCCTAGTATGATTATAGAACATAAGTTTTATCCCCAACATTTAGGTAAAGAGTTCCTTGAAGTTTACTCTCAAATTAAAGATGAACGTATTGAAGCTAAGCATAATGGCAATAAAGTAAAGAATGAAACATTAAAATTAGCTCTTAATGGATTAAGTGGAAATTTGCAAAATGAGCACAATTTTTGCTATAGTCCATTTACTGTTATGCAGATTAGAATTAATGGTCAATTATTATTATTAATGTTAGCTGAGAAGCTAATTGCAATAGGTTGTAAAATTGTTCAAGCTAACACTGATGGCTTATTTGTTCTGCGCCCAAAAGACAAGGAAGTTGAGTTTCAAAACATTTGTAGAGAATGGGAAAAGTTAACAAAGTTAACTTTAGAGGAAGATCGTTTTGAAGCTATGTATCAATATGCAATTAATGATTATCTTGCAGTAAAGGAAGGTTATTCTGAAACAAAAGATCCTAAGTTACTGAAAAAGAAAGGAATGTTTATAGATGAAGTTAAACTTGGAAAAGGAATGGATGCTATGATTATTCCTGAATCTGTTAATAAATGTTTAGTAGATAAAGTCCCTGTTGAAGAAACAATTAGAAATTGTAAGGACATTAATAAGTTTATTACCTATCAGAAAGTAAGCAGAGATTATTCAGTTGAATATGATGGTAAATTAATTCAAAGAATTAATAGATATTATATTTCTAATGATGGACCATGGTTATATAAATGTAAGGTAGATTCTAATAATCACCGATCAAATTATATTAAACTATTAACTGATTCTGGAGTTACTATTATGAATACTATTGAAAAAGATCAACCAATTCCAAGTAATATTAACTATAGATTTTATATATCAGCTGCTAATAAAATTGTTAGTTTCTTTAAAAATAAACAATTAACTTTATTTTAAACAGAAAACTCTTAAAATTAATAATAAAATAATGAAATTATTATTTTTCCATTCATCATGGTGTGGACCTTGTAAAGCATTAACACCTATTGTAGAAGAATTAAAATCAACATATGATATATGAGATATAGATGTTGATGAAGCAGAAGATACTACATTAGTAAAGTATAAAATTCGTAGTATTCCTGTACTGATATTAGAAGATGATCAAGGAAAAGAACTTTGGAAACATGTAGGAAGTATTTCTAAAATAGATCTCGAAAATAAGCTTAAAGAATATGAGACTAATTAAACCATCTATAGAAATACTTGAACAAGGCTCAGGAATTCAAGGAATTTATAAGCAAATTGAGAAAGCAGGAAGAACCGCATATAAAAGTGAAAATTATATTACAGAAGGTTCTGCGGAAAAGTTTGTAAACATGATTAAAAATAAGAACCATGGAGCTTGTCTAGAGCACGGTACTGTTTATTTAAAAACCTACAATCCTAAAATATACTATAAATATCGTAATAACCAATATTCTAAAGTTAAAATCATTAAATATTCAAAAACAGGATGTGATGAATTAGATCTACAAAATTCTGCATATGACGTAGGATTCATTACTACTAATTATCGAGTATTATATGAAAACGATTGGTTAGACGATCTTTCGTATATTTGTGAACCTACTGAATATCATGAAAAAAGGATCACTGTAAAGTTTGTACTTCCTATTTCTATAAGTAGAGAATTTTTAAGGCATAGAATATTTTCATTTATGGAAATGAGTACAAGATACTGTAATTTTAATAAAGAGAAGTTTAACAATGAAATCACATTCATTATTCCGTATTGGTCATCTCTAAAAGAAGCTAGGTATGTTTATTGGGATGGAGACTATGTAGAAGATACTACTCCAGAATCTTTACCACATACTATTCTAAAACACGTTGTGGGAGATAATGACGATGTGTTTTTATCAGTATGTGAAAATGCTGAATTATGTTATAAGCAACTAATTAACTCAGGAAGAACTCCACAGGAAGCTAGAGAAGTCTTACCATTATGTACTAAGACAGAACTAATTATGACTGGAACTATTGAACAATGGAAAGGATTCTTTAAATTACGTAGCTCATTATATGGAGCAATAGGAGCTCATCCTCAAGCAGCAGAACTAGCAGATAAACTGTATATACAGTTTAAGGAGAAAAATTATATTTAAAATGAGCCATTATAAAGAAACAGTACAGTATGATCATATAGATGAAGAACAAGAACATTCTTTTAGACATCTTTATGCAGATTGAAATTCTAAAACAAATACTGTAACTGTATGAAATAAAGAAGGTATAGTTATATATAGTGGATACGATGATGAAGCTAAAGCTTTAGGTTGTTTATTATCTAATATTAGATGTCAAAAAATCGATAAATTTCCACATGAAGATTAAAAAATTTAAGATATGCAACTCATTAAAGCATGTAAAGAATTAATGATTAGAGAGCCCTTTTATGGGCTCTTTCTTCTTAATTTAAATAAAGAAATATCTGATACATATGTAGATACAGCTTGTGTTTCTAGAAATGGAGTAAATTCTAAACTAGTTATAAATCCTAATTACTGAGATAAATTAACTGACAATCAGCAGTTAGGTTTATTAAAACATGAGCTAATTCATATATGTTTTAACCACATGTTTATTGAATCAGAACTTCGAATTAGTGACCACAAACTATTCAATATTGCTTGCGATTTAGTTTGTGATCAATATATAAAAGATGTTCCTGATAATATGTGGGATCAACTAAAAGATAAATATCCTGATTTAGTAAAAAACTTAGAAAAGGACAAAGGTGCAAAATATTATTATGAAGAGCTAATAAAATATGCACAAAAAAATTCTCAATCTGGACAGAAAGGATCAGGTAGTGGGAATAGAGGCACAATACAAGGTCTTGATGGAATTAGTGGAGGAGCTGATGATCATAAGTCTTGGAAAGAATATCAAAATCTTGATGAAGCAGGAAAAAAATTAATGCAAAATCAAACTGAGCATCAATTAAAAGAAGCAGCTACAGCTACTACTAAAAGTAGAGGTAGCATTCCAAGAGAATTTCAATCAATAATTGATGCATTATTTAAAGTAGATCCTCCTATATTTAATTGGAAAATGTATTTCCGAAGATTATTAGGAAATTCATTTAAAACGTATACAAAAAAATCTCTTCGAAAAGAGTCTAATAGATTTGTTGGAAGTGCTGGAATCAAAGTAAAGCATAAACAACATATTCTTGTTGGAATTGATACATCTGGATCTGTAAGTGATTCAGAATTACAAGATTTCTTTAGTGAAATCTATCACATATATAAAACTGGGTCTATGGTAACTATTGTAGAATGTGATGCCGATATTCATAAAATATATGAATATAAAGGAAAGTTTGATGGAAAAATTACAGGTAGAGGAGGTACAGATTTTAAACCTGTAATAGATTATTATAACGCTAATCTAAATAAATATACTACCTTAGTATTTTTTACTGACGGTTATGCTCCATTAGACACATTCAAACCTATGCGACAAATGATGTGGGTTATTACAAGTAATGGGCATAAAACCCAAAAATATCCAGGACATACTATTTTTATACCATAAAATATGAAGAAAAATATAAATACAATTAATATTGAAGAATTAAAAACATTAGCTAGTTATATTATTGATAATAATAAACGATTATATAATGAGCATAAAAAGACTACTGCAATTGAAGTAGTAGGTGAATCTGGTTTAGGTAAAACTTCTGCTATCATTCAGTTAGCTCAAGAAAGAGGAATGGACTGTATTAAACTTAATCTTTCTCAGTTAGAGGAATTAGGTGATCTTATTGGTTTTCCAATTAAAGAGTATTATGTTTGTACAGAGCGTCCTAGACTTGATAATGATGGAATGCCTGTTGTAGAAAATGAAATAGTAATTAAGGATGAGGAATGTCTTTGGGTATCTGCAGATGTACTAGATTCTTATATTGCAGAGGGTTATAGAATTAAAGATAATATATCTCGAATGGGATACGCTCTTCCTGCATGGGTTCCTACTTCTCGAAATGAAAATGGCACAATTCTAATTCTTGATGACTTTAATCGTGCGGATTAAAAAATATATTGTAAAGTTTTGTTTCCCTGAATAAATTTAGTATCTTTGATATAAATTTAAAAATATGGAAAAACTAACATTACAAAAGATTAAAGTTTATAAAAAAGTTTGTGGAATTTATAAAATAAAGATCCACGATAAAGAATATATAGGAAGTTCAAAAAATATTCAGCATAGATTAAGACAACATCTAATTACTTTAAAACAAAATAAACATCACAATCATACTATGCAAAATTTGTATAACAAGTATGGCATTGATAATATTTATTTTGAAGTTATAGAAACTTGTCTTGAGGAAAATAGAATTAGTAGAGAAAAATACTATATAAATAGTATTAAACCTTATATAAATCATATTTTAGACCCTGAGAATATCATTAGAGATAAAGAATATAAACATAGAATAAGTATCTCTAAAAAGAAATATTATGAGACACATTCTCCAGTTAATATAAAAATGGTATATCAGTATAGTTTAGAAGGAAAATATCTTCAAAGTTATAAATCGATAACAGATGCAGCTATATCTACTAACCAAGATACTACTGCAATATGTAGTGTATGTAATAATCGTAGTTATACTGCTGGTGGATATAGATGATCATTTGAATTAAAAGAAAATCTTTCTAAACTAAAAAAGAAATATAAGAAAATACCTGTTATTCAATATTCACTTGATAATGTTTTTATTAAAGAGTGAGATTCTAAAACAGATGCTGAAAAAGAACTAAAAATTTGTAATATATCTCGCGCTATAAGAAAAAATCTTACTGCAGGAGGATATAAATGAAAGTATAAAATCTAGAGGTCCGCATAAAATAGCGTGAATTGCTGGAAAAGCCTGAGGAGGTCAATCAGCAGCTAAGCTAATTAGTAATAATTAGAAAGTTCAACGACTAGTACATGGAGTCCAGGAATGGATAGTAAAGTACCACGAGTGCGCTACACTATTTATATAGTGATGATATAGTCTGAACTACGTTATAACCTAAGAAAAGACGTAGAAGTATAGGATAAAGAGCCTATACGATAACAATAATGCCTAGATTTATACAAGCTACCATGGAGTTGGTGGACAGAGGCGAATATATAAGTTGGTCATTACCTCCTAATTGTACTATTATATTAACTTCTAATCCTGATAATGGTGATTATAATGTTAATTCTATGGATAATGCCCAAAAGACTCGATATATTAGTTTCGAATTAGGTTTTGATAAAGATGTATGGGCTCGTTGGGCTGAGAAAGAGGGTATTGATGGTCGTTTTATCAATTTCGTATTATCTTATCCTGAGATTATGAACAAGGAGGGAGGAGTACAAAAAGTTAATCCTCGAAGTTTAGTAACTTTTGCTAATACTATTTCTGGATTTAAAGATTGGTCTGATACAAATACTTTAGGTTTAATTCTTAATATTGCCCAAGGATGTTTTACATCTGAAGAAAACGTTATTGGAAACTTATTTACCACATTTATTGCTAATAAGTTAGATAAATTAATGGACCCAGATACAATGTTAAATAAAGATTGGGATTATGTTAAAGGAGAATTAGCAAAACAAGTATATGATGGTACTAACTATCGTGCAGATATTGCTGCAGTTTTAACAACTCGATTCTGTAATTTTGTAAATCTATATCTTGATACAAAAGGTAGTAAAACAGAAGTAGCTGTTGATAGAATTCTTAAAATTATTGAGCATGATAAGATGTTATTTTCTGAGGATTTGATTTTCAGTTTAATTAAAACTCTCCAAAAAAATCATCCTACAAGATGCAATAAATTGTTATTAAGAAAATTAATATAATATGTTATTTAATTTAAATAATACAAAATTAAGAATAGTTGTTTGTGACTATTATAGAAGACAAGGAAACAGTGGTAATAGTTCCTATTATAGTTATAATAACACAAGTAATACTTGCCTTGCAGATATGATTGTTATTTATGATGTTAATGGGAGTAAAAAACATATTGGAGACGATTGCTATTATACTAGTCCTTTTTGTGCAGAAAAAGTATTTGGTATGTATTTAGGAGATAACGATAGTATAGAAACTATCATTTCTTCTAAAACTTTAACAAGTCTAACTGGAGTAAAAAGAGTATATTTTGATCCTAAATCTAAATATCCTCGATTTAAACTAAGTGAAGCTACTACTATAAAACGTAGTTTAACTGCTGCAAAAGCAGATGTTTGTATACTACCAAAAGTACAATATGATACATATAAACCTCAGTATAGTTCAGGAGGTGCTCCAAGAGATAAAAACATTAAATTATATTATTCTCCATCAGAAGATACTTATTATCTAATTGATCATAAACCTGGAGCTTGTTATCAAAGCAGCAGTAGTAAAGACTTAAACAACTTTATTAATAAAGCAATAAATACTAGCTCTTCAGATCCTCTTGAACAATTTGCTTCAGCTGTAATGTCTGAAGGAATTATTCCTGCAGACTGTACATTATTTTATTCAGGCAAATGCTGTTTCTTTACAAATAATTCAGAGTATGAGCAAGTTAATAATATTTTAAATAATTATATGAAAGTAATATATGATACAGAATTAGATAAATTTGTAAGTAATAATTTATCTAATCTCACAGATGATGACCTTAAATCTTTATCTGGAATGTTAGGATCTCAAGATCCTACTGTTGTAGGTATGGGTATTAAATTACTCTCTGGATATAATATTCCAGATTCAACTTGTTCTGTAGGTATTCTACTTATGAGTAACTGGAGTACTATTACAAGTAATCCTGCTTTTAAAAGTGTAGGATTTCAACAAATTTTAAATACATTAGGAATTTCTGAAAGAGAGGTTTATAGTGGCATTACTGATAATATTATAAATAAACTTTATAAAAGTAGTACAAATGATGCAGATAAAGAAAAGGCTAGAAAGATAGTTATAGACAAACTCAAGAAAAGTTTTGAAAAGAAATGGGCTGAACATAAGTCACAACTTGATGCTATACCTATGAATTTCGATTTTACATTAGAATAAGTGAAAAATATCATAGCTATTCAAGGTTTTAAAGGAAGTGGAAAAGACGAAGTTGCTAAATATCTAAACTATTTATTAAATACTCCAACTTGTTTACATTCTTATAGTATTGCTTCCGCATTAAATTTTATTCCTATACCGTTTATGATTTCAAAGCGTTGAAAGATAGTACATTATGCAGATAAACTAAAGGAAATGTTATCTATTATGATGAATGTAGATAAGAGTAAGTTTGATGATAGAGAATTTAAAGAATATTATCATTTTGATTTTCAGAAGTTTTTACTTTACGATAGTAGAGTAAAAACTTTTGGAAACGAACCTACAGATAAAGTATTTGCTAGAGAATTAAAAAAAGAAAATAGAAATTTAGCTATACAATATTTTGGTACAGATATAATGCGTAAATATTTTGGAGATAAATTATGAATATATTCAACACTTCAAAGTGGAAATAAAAATAATATTGTAATTGCAGATCAAAGATTTGCAATTGAAAATGAAGTAGTAAAAAAATACAATGCCTTTATTATTCATGTAACAAGAAAAGGTTGTAGTATAGGTTTACATTCTTCAGAAAGAGAACTAGATACTCTTTATAAAAAACATAAATTTGATATATCGTTAGTAAATAATGGTACATTAAAAGAATTATTTAATAAATGTAAAAATATTGTATATGGCTACTGAAATTAAGTTTTGTAAAAACTGCGCAGATAATAAAATTACACATGAGTTTCAAGATGAAAAATACGGAAAATTTATTCGTGTTTTTAATATTGGAGAGAAATCAGGTACTTCTACTTGTACCATTTGTAATGGTGGTAAAAAAGCTAAGAAATAATGAATAAAATTATATATAAATATCCTCTAGAATTTACTTGTCCTCAAACGATTAAGTTACCTAGTAGTGCAGAAATTTTATATGTTGATAGCCAAAGAAATACACCTACAATTTGAGCTATAATAGATACAGATGATAAATCAACAATAGAGGTTGATGTTTATATAATTAGTACTGGTCAAGCTTTTGATGCTAGTAATAAATTATATGTTGGTTCATGTATGACTGAAAACGGACTCTTTGTTTGGCATATATTTATTGATTACTCTAAGAGCGAAAATATAATATTACCAAGTGTTGATCTTTAAAAAATAAATTGTTTTACTTCTATGAAAAATCCCCTTACTTGCTTAATTGCGAGTAAGGGGATTTCTTTTGCCTCTATCTGCTTATGCGGATAGAGGTTATTTTTTTTAATCTAATTTATCTCCAATATACTTAAGATCACTCATAAATCCAAATGTACTTGTAGCTCCTTCCCAGAGATTTTTATCTCCAGTAATAACAGCTGTACTTTGATTTACAATATTCTTAATAATAGAGTATGCAGGTGGATTTAAGTCTCCTGCAAATTGTGCAACAATATTTTGAATTGGACCATCTTGAAATGATGTATATAAAGCCATAGCTCCTAAGTGTCCTAATGCTCCTAATTCTTCTTTATTTTCTTCTGAAAGGAATACTGCATATATCATCCACATTATTAGACTCATAAATATTAAATCAGTTAAGAATAAATAAAAATTAGCCTTTTTAGTTGGATTAGCTCATAATGCTTTAAATTCATTATAATCCATTTTACCTATAGCTTTTAGAAAATCAATCATAGAATAAGCAATACCTTCAATAAATCTTCCTTGCCATTCTACATAAGGAGTAGCTGTTTCTCCTTCTTTTACATTTGTTTCAAGATCAACTCTTGTAGTAGGTAACCCATTTTCTCCTGTTGATTGAATCATTACATAACGAACTCCATTTTCATCAAATTTTTCTACAAACTTACCTTGATCATAAGTTCCAGGTTTAAGAATCCATTGTTCAAGTTTAGCAGAAAGGAATGTACGGAATTGTAACATCATAGCTCCCATAAACATACTTTTAGCAAGCATCTGAGTATTTTTATCATAGTGTCCAAAACAAAGTTCTGCAAAAGACTTAATACTTGTTGCTTCTCTAACAGTATAGGCTCTAGGTAACGGTTGTCCTTTTTCAATATTTCATCCTTCTTGATTGAATTGCTGTCTATAAGCTTCATATAATCCTTCTTGTCTCTTATAAGCTTCAGAATTTACATCAGCTCCTGCAGCAGTAAACACATCAAAACGTTTATCCTTCTTAAAGTCATATACTAATTCATCATCTGAATTTAAACTATATGCTTCTCAGCATCCATCATGAATCATTTTTGCAATTAATAAGCCCATTCTATGATATACATCAGGAGCTCTATTACAAACATATAACATATCAGAATTAAAGTTCTTAATACCATTACGAGATTGACTGAGTTCTTTTTGAACTATGTCGGCGTCCATATTAGCCATACCAAAGTCTGCATTTAAAGCTTCAACTTTTGTTAAAGTAGCAATACGCTTTGGACTATCTTTAAAGATAATTCCTCAAGCTTCAGCTAAATCCTTTCCAGAAAATTGATCTTTTCCATAAGCATTTGTCATAGCTCTACTAATATGAATTCACATACCTTGCATCATTTCTCGAAGTCCAGATCTTAAGTTAAGACCTAAAGCAGTAGCAGTAGTAAATTTCTTAATTGCAGCTAAAGTTTTATAAACAGGTTGTAAACCTTTATCCATAATAGGTTTATTATAGATATTAACTGTTAGATACTTATCAAGAAATTCAAGTAAGTTTTCTGCTTCTTGTCCATACATTGCTTGATTATACTGTAATGCTATTTTAATTCCTTGAATTTGAGGAATAATATCATTGTATTCTGCTTCTGCAACATATGCATGAATATAGCTTCTTAATAAATCTTCGAGTTGAGTTTCAAGACTATTTATTCCATGATTTGATATAATTTGCTCTCGGGTATCATTTCCAATTTTAAATTTGTTATATACTCTTTGCGCATCTTTAGCAAGATCAAAATCCTTCATTTGTTCCTCAAACAGCCTTAACATATTAGTAACTTCTTGATACTCCATTTTAAGACCTTCTTTAAAACCTTTATTATGGAATTGAGATTTCATAGAACCAATAGTTACAGGAACTTGATAATAAGTACCATCTTCTATTGCTTGTTGATAACGTCCAGGATTTCCTTCAAAACGAAGTTGGTTTACAATTTCTGTAAATGTTTTTATTAATGCTTTTTCTTCTTTAGCTAAAGAACTATCATTAATGTCTTTTAACATAAAATCTTTTGTAATATTACCATTTTCATCTCTTCTAAATAGATTATCAAAATATTTTACTTCTCCACCTATTAAACGGTTTTGATCTTTAAATTTATAAAATTCCTTAAATACTTTTCTAATCTTAGAATCCCAAGCTAATTCTTGTCTACGTATCTTAGTTTCTGTTACTGCAACAATACGTCCAACTTCTTGAGCTGTTAATGAAGGAGAATTATTAATACTTGTAATATTAGTTCCTGCGTGAAAACTACCTGTTACACTAACTCATTTTGCAGGGTCTGGTTCAATATAAACTTCATATCCTCTTACTTTGTTAAGAGCTTTTCCAAGTAACATATAGGAAGTTTGTAAAGGATCATCAAAATTTCATTGCCCAGTATGTATTGCTTTACGCAATCCCTGAGCGTTATCTAGTTTCCTAAGCTCTTCCATTCTATTTTTTAGAAATTCTCCACCTTTAATAACATCATCGGCACTAAATGTAACAGCTCAATTTCCAATATGTTTTAGTTTTTCAGGACCACATATATCAGTAATTGTACTTACCACAGATTCAAGAGTTGAACTAAAGTTTGATCTTTTAAGATTTATAGGAACATTGTGTATTCTACATAATTCTACAAAGTTATCATATAACTTATCAAAATATTGCTCTGAACCAGTTTGTTGCCAAATATTAATACTTTCAATTTTATTAATTCGATAATTTTCATATTTAATAGCATCGCTATTTAGTAATGCCATTACTTTAATTAAGTCAATATTTCCATTTGTCGCAGACATTATTTTATGTTCATCAACATCTCGATTAGCTATTGTTGAACCTAAAATATTTGTTCCCTTTTCAAGTTTAACTGTTTGATGAGTAACATTATTTGTAATAGATACTATTTCTAATACTTTATTTTTTGTAAATACTAGTAAACCTGCAGAAATAAATGATGGATTATTTTCAAATTGCCATTCTCCTTCAATATATTTTTCAATATGTCTACGTAAAAAGTCTCCTTTATATGGATTATCCTTTGCAATATCGTTAATATCCATCGATCCCTGCTGGACATTTATAATATCCTGGGCAATATCAGCTAACTCATTTCCACGTCGCTCATTAATACTTTTTATATAGTCCTCTAACTTTTTATCAAGTTCTTCTTCCGTTTGAGCATATTCTCACCTACTTTTTACAGAATCTTTAGGTTTATATTCATTTCAGAATCTATATTTTCCATATCCTGCTTCAGGAGCAGAAGAACTAATATATTGAACGATTTTTTCTTTATAAAACTTAAAGTTTGCGTTCTTTCTTTGAACTTTTGAAGATAGTTCATAATTAGGAAAGAACTTACTCATAGGTTCTTCAATAGTTTTAATAATATCAAATGAATCTGTTAAACGTCTAATAGGAATAATTTCTCTAACTCTATCATAATATTTTCCAATTGTATTAGATGGATTTACTATAATATTATCAGAATCAATGTATACACTCGATAAATTATCAATTTGAGATAAATTATCATTTCCTGAATTATCTTTTTTATAATCAATATCAAGTTTAACAGGAATAATTCCTACTGTAGCTACATTAATACCTTGTTGTTCTAACATAGCTTTATAGAAGTTTAACTGATATGCTGCACCTAATTTTTTAGTAGAAGCTCATACATTATTTAATAATGCATTTCTAGTTTCATCTCAAGCTCCTACTGCTTTTCGAGATACTTTAAAATCTCGAATATGAGCATTACCATTTTTATCTACAATTAATAAGTCAATTCTACCATTAATTGAATTTAATCCTGCTGCTTTATAAGGTTCAGCTATATCTTCAGAAACAATTGGTATTTCAGTAATGAATTTACAGTCTCTTCCAAATTTTTCTTTAGTGTCTTCTATAAAATCTCTTAATTGGTTTTGTAACAATGATACTTGCTCTTCATTTAATAATTTTGGAGTATATTCTATTTCAGGATTAATTACAGATTCAAAAAGTTTATGTACTTCTGTACCATAATCGGTTAGTTGAGTTCAACTCTTTTGTAGATCCTCCAAATATTTATCTGCTTCGTTCGAAGTCATGCCTTTTTTCATTAGTCTTTCTTTTTCTCTTTTCAGATACTCTTCAAGATTAAATTTTGTAACTAATACTTTAGCTAAATCAAAAGGATCTCCATAGGTTGTAAGGAACTTAGTAACACCCATTGATTTATCTAATTTTAGAGCAATTTCCTTTTCTCCGTCTTCATTTGTTATTTCAAACTCTGTAGCAAGTGATTTATATTTTTTTATAGCTTCACTTATTTTATCTACAGTGACTTGTTGTTGATCTACTTGTAGTGTTGCATCAACATTATCAACTACCATATTTTGAGCGTAGTTGTCAAGAAACGTGTCCAACTCCATTTCGGAGTTGAACACTTTCTTTTCACCGTTTATCGTAATTTCGTATGTACAATTTCTTGCCATTATTTACAATCTTCTTTTATAATATCATCATTCATTAATTTATTCTTGATTGTAGCTACTTTTTGACTAAGTTTATAGTTTTCATGAATAAAACTATCATAGAATGGCATGATTTCTCCACTATTAATAATAGCTTTAAGTTCAGGATTAGTAATTGAAAGAATTTCATCTATAATTTCTAATTCTGCATCAGATTTAATATGTCCATTATAATAGTCTGTAATCATAGTTGCTAAAACTTCTTCATCAAAGTCAGATCCTTTCTTGTTTTTATAATAAGGATTTTGTCGCATTCTATTTCATAATTCAGTATCTTGTATATTACCT